AACGCCAAAGATGGCGAACGTGCCAAGGCAGCCCTTAAACGATGGAAGTGTTGATTATGAAGCCTGGACTCTATGCAAATATTCACGCAAAACAAGCTCGTATCGCCGCTGGTAGCAAAGAAAAGATGCGTCCTGTAGGCGCAAAAGGCGCTCCAACGGCTAAAGACTTTAAGCAAGCAGCCAAAACTGCGAAGAAAGGTAAATAATGCCACTCGTTAAATCTGCAAGCAAAGAAGCATTCCGCAAAAATGTGAAGGCTGAAATTGCCGCTGGCAAACCAGTCAAGCAAGCTGTAGCAATTGCGTACAGCGAGAAACGTGCAGCTCAAAAACCCATGTCGAAAGGTAAAAAATGAAATCTACAACCCAACAAATTAACAAAATTGTGTCTCGTGAACCTAAAGTTCAAAATGGCGGTATGCCTAGTCGCAATAAAGAAACGTATTCTCCTACGGCTAATTGCCATGCCACTATTCCTAGCGGTAACAATGTCAAAGCAACCGTAGACAGCGTATTAAACAAGATTAAATAATGGCAGATTACACAGGCATCGCGGCTGCGGGCGCAGTCTCCGAAGGCGGTAAGCCTAAGAAAAGCGACTCCGACATACTAGCCACCGCAAGGTCACGGCTAGATATGGCGATGTCTGCGTTGTCTGAGTCCCGTGAAGACGAGACAGATGATTTAAAGTTTTACGCTGGTTCGCCTGATAACCATTGGCAATGGCCTGCCGATGTACTGGCCACCCGTGGTGCGGTTCAAGGTCAAACGATTAACGCCAGACCTTGCTTGACAATCAATAAACTGCCACAGCATGTGCGCCAAGTAACGAATGATCAACGCCAGAATAGACCTGGTGCAAAGGTCATTCCCGTGGATGACAACGCTGACGTAGAAGTTGCAGACATCTTCAATGGCATGATTCGCCATATTGAATACATCTCTGACGCTGATGTCGCTTATGACACCGCTTGTGAAAACCAAGTTTCTTACGGTGAAGGCTATATTCGTCTGTTGACTGAGTATTGCGAAGACAACACGTTTGATCAAGACATCAAGATTGGCCGTATCCGCAATTCTTTCTCGGTCTACATGGACCCAACGATCCAAGACCCAACTGGTGCAGATGCTAAGTATTGTTTTATTACCGAAGACATCACCAAAGACGAATTTGAGCGCATGTATCCTGATGCAGCGCCCATTACAACTTTGCAATCATTGGGCGTCGGCGATCAATCTATCAGTAATTGGTTAAATGAAGACACAATACGTGTTGCCGATTACTACTACATTGACTATGACCGCGCTACGCTGAACTTGTATCCTGGCAACCAGACCGCGTTTGCTGGTACGCCTGAAGACAAACAAATGAAGGCTTATTACGGCAAACCAATAAAGTCCCGCGAGTCTGACCGCCCAAAAGTTAGATATTGCAAGATCAATGGCTACGAAATCCTTGAACAACGCGAGTGGGCAGGCAAGTGGATACCTGTGATCCGCATTGTCGGCAACGAATTTGAAGTGGATGGCCGGCTTTATGTGTCTGGTTTGGTAAGAAACGCCAAAGACGCGCAACGCATGTACAACTACTGGGTTAGCCAAGAAGCAGAGATGCTGGCGTTGGCACCTAAAGCGCCGTTCATTGGTTACGGTGGTCAGTTTGAGGGCTACGAGACCCAGTGGAAGACAGCAAACACCACAAATTGGCCGTATTTGGAAGTCAATCCAGACGTTACAGACGGCCAAGGCGCTGTTTTGCCGTTGCCTGCCAGAGCGCAGCCACCAATGGCTTCTAGTGGGTTATTGCAAGCAAAAGCTGGCGCATCTGAAGACATTAAATCCACAACTGGCCAATACAACGCTAGTTTGGGCATGGGAAGCAATGAGCGTTCAGGCAAAGCAATCCTTGCCCGTCAGCGCGAAGGCGATGTGGGCACTTACCATTACGGTGACAACCTTGCCCGTGGTGTTCGCCACATTGCGCGTCAATTGATTGACCTAATCCCTAAGATTTACGACACCCAGCGTATTGCTCGAATCATTGGTGAAGACGGCGAGACCAAAATGGTCAAGATCAACCCCGATCAACCACAACCAGTTAATAAAATTGTCAACCAAGAAGGTATTGTGATCGAGAAGGTCTACAACCCAGGCGTTGGCAAGTATGATGTGGTCGCCACTACGGGACCAGGCTACGCGACCAAACGTCAAGAGGCGCTGGAGGCAATGGCTCAGTTGCTGCAAGGCAACCCACAATTGTGGCAAGTCGCCGGCGATTTGTTTGTCAAGAACATGGATTGGCCAGGAGCTCAAGAAATGGCAAAACGCTTTGCCAAGACTATTGACCCCAAATTAATGCAAGATGGTGAAGACAATCCAGAATTGCAAGCCGCGCAACAACAGATGCAGGCTATGGGTCAAGAGATGGAACAAATGCATCAGATGATCAAGAATGTGGGTAAATCCATTGAGATGCAGGATCAAGAGCGCAAAGACTTTGAAGCTCAAGTCAAGGCTTACGAGGCAGAAACCAAGCGTATTGCTACGGTGCAAGCTAGTATGTCACCAGAGCAAATACAAGAAATTGTTATGGGAACTGTGCATGGAATGATCACATCTGGTGATTTAGTTGGCGAAATGCCTGGTCGTGAGCAAAACGAAATGATGCCAGAATCTGCTGAATATGCACCCCAAGAAGGTCAAATGATGCCCCCACAAGGAATGCCACAATGAAAGCCAATGAATTTATAGGAATCCTATTCCTAGCCCGTGATGTCACACACTCAGTGCATCTGAACACTCGCAGTTTCAGCAAGCACATGGCTTTAAACATCTTCTATGACCGAATTGTTGGCGCAGCGGATGATTTTGCCGAGTCCTACCAAGGCCGTCATGGTCTAATTGGGCCAATCACTTTGCATTCGGCAAAGAAAACGTCTAACATCATAGAATTCTTAGAAGATTCTTTGAAACAGATTGAAGATGCGCGGTATGAAGTGGTGGATAAAACAGATATGTCGTTGCAACAGCTTATTGACAATATTATTGAAATCTATCTCCGTACCCTGTATAAACTAAAATTCTTGGCATAAGGACACATCATGGAACTTTTAAACCCTTTAGCAGACACTAATTTCCCAGCTAGGTCTATTTCTTACACTGGCACTGCTGGCGTAACTGGTGTCTGGCCTGCTGGCGCTCAAGGCGTGGTAGTTTGGTCTGACCAAGCATGTTATGTGTTGGTTGGTGAAGGCGTTACTGCTACATCATCTAGTACACCGATACCCCCATTTACACCGATCCCATTCAAAGTGCCTGCTACTGTTAGTGGCACATGGCGCGTGAGTGCGATCCAAGTGTCTACTGGTGGCACGATCTACTGCAAACCAATGAACTCACAATGAGTTACTTTGGCATCCCTATTCGGAACGGTGTTTCCATTGGTCTTGGAAGCATTATTTCCTTTTTGTCTGGGTATGCCAGTGCAACGGTGCAGGGCAATCTTTTAACTGAGATCGGTGACAACCTCGTGCAAGAGGATGGCGGTCTAATTTTGTTGGAGTGATAAATGGCTGATACAAAAATTTCTGCTCTACCGAGCGCAACCGTCCCCCTAGCGGGTACTGAGGTATTGCCAATTGTGCAAAGTGGCGCAACTACCAAGGTAAGCGCCAACGGTCTGTTTAACAATCCAACAGTGACAAACTATGTTGAGGCGGTTGTTGTTATTGGCACGGTGACCACCACAAACACTATTGCTTTGACCAACGGCACGGTGCAAACCGCAACCCTGACAGCATCCACAGCTTGCACGTTCACCATGCCAACTGCTACGGCTGGCAAGTCTTTTGTGTTGTTGCTGAAACAAGCGGCATCCACAGGTAACGGCACAGCAACTTTCACATCGGTCAAATGGGGTACGTCTGGCGCACCAACGATTACAGCGACTGCTGGCAAGATGGACATTTTGACTTTTATTGCTGACGGCACAAACTGGTACGGTTCTATTGCTCAAGGGTACACACCTTAATGTTTGCCGCTAAAAACTCCTTTTTAACTAGCGGTGTTGCAGGACTGCCTATTGAATATTTAGTTGTTGCTGGTGGCGGTGGCGGTGGTGGTGGCGATAGCTCTGTTGCTGGTTCTGCTGGCGCGGGCGGTGGTGCAGGTGGTTTACTTACAGCTTCTGGATTTTTGGCTAGCTATGGCGTTGCGTTAACAGTAACTGTTGGTGGTGGTGGCGCGGCTGGCGGTATTGCGGCGCAAGGCTCAAATGGATCAAACTCTGTATTTAGCACTATAACTTCCACAGGTGGCGGTGCTGGTGGCTCTGGTTACGGAGATGGTTTTCCTGCAAGAGCCACTGGTCAGGCAGGCGGTTCGGGTGGCGGTTCTGGTGGCGTTACGGGCGGTAACTCCCCTGCGGGTGGCGCTGGAACTTCTGGGCAAGGCACTGCTGGTGGTGGCAACGCTGCAAGTCGAAATGGCGGTGGTGGTGGCGGTGGCTCTGTCGCTGGCGGTACTTCTGGCAACTTTACGCCAGGCGGTGCAGGCGGTGCAGGCACTGCGTCAAGCATATCTGGTTCATCAGTCACTTATGCAGGCGGTGGCGGTGGCGGTGGATGGGCAACGCCTGGCACTCCAGTCGGCAATAGTTCTGGTGGTGCGGGCGGTGGTGGATATGGTGGTGGCGCATCTGGCTCACCCGCAACTACTGGACAAGCAGGAACAGGCAATTTAGGTGGTGGCGGTGGTGGCGGTGGTTCTTGGAACACAGGAACATCTGCTGGCGGTGGCGCAGGCGGTTCTGGCATTGTCATCATTCGCTACGCAAACACATATGCAAATATAACCAGCATTAGCGGTGGATTGACATACACAGGCCCAGTAAATTCAGGCGGTTACAAAACCTACACATTTACTGGTGGAACAGGAACGGTGACAATCTGATGGCACACTATGCTTTTTTAGATGAGAACAATATCGTCACGGAAGTGATTGTTGGAAAAGATGAAACTGACACCACCCATGATTGGGAACAGTTTTATGGTGAATTTCGAGGCCAAGTTTGTAAACGCACCTCGTACAACAATCGTATTCGCAAAAACTACGCTGGCATTGGTTACACATACGACTTAGAGCGTGATGCGTTTATCCCTCCACAACAATTTCCAAGTTGGGTATTAGTTGAAGAAACTTGCCAATGGGAAGCGCCAATCCCGATGCCAACGCCTGCTGAAGGCAAGGGCTATCAATGGGATGAAGCTACAATCTCTTGGGTTGAATTTGGTATTCCATCTGAATTCTGATATATTCGAAAAAACCGTACCAGCGAGGTTCACTGGGGAATCGAAGGATTCATTGAAATGACTGAAGAAGTCCAACAAAACCTAGCGGAAGTTGACTCCGCGCCAGCTCCTACGGTGACGGCCACCCCAGAGACTGAAGTTCAAACGTCGGAAACGCCAGAAGTAGTATCAAAGACCTTCACACAAGAAGAACTAGACGCTGCGATAGGCAAACGCCTCGCAAGAGAGCAACGTAAGTGGGAACGAGAGCAGACACAACGTCAGTCTGAACAACAGACGTTGAGAGCAGCGCCAGTAGCATCCGTTGACCAGTTTGAGTCTACTGAAGCCTATGCAGAAGCATTAGCCCTTCAGAAGGCAGAAGAACTGATCGCCAAGCGTGAAGCCGCAAAGCAACACTCGGAAGTTCTTGAGAGTTATCACGATAAGGAAGAAGAAGCTAGGACTAAGTACGATGACTTTGAACAAGTCGCGTATAACCCAAAACTTCCAATCACTAACGTGATGGCAGAAACGATTCAATCTTCGGATATTGGTCCTGAGTTAGCTTACTACCTCGGCTCTAACCCCAAAGAAGCAGATCGCATCTCACGCATGTCGCCGCTCGGCCAGGCAAAAGAAATTGGGAAGATTGAAGCTAAATTAGCATCTGATCCCCCAGTTAAGAAAACAACTTCAGCGCCAGCACCTATTTCGCCTGTCACTGCCCGATCTACTGGATCGCCTGCTTATGACACTACAGACCCAAGGTCTTCCAAGACCATGACGGACTCGCAGTGGATTGAAGCAGAGAGAGCAAGGCAGCGTAAAAAGTGGGAAGCGCAGGCCCGCTAATTAATTTTTAAAGGATTTTTTCCATGTCTAATAGTATTCTGACCATTGACATGATCACTAGAAAAGCTCTCGAAATCCTCGAGAACAACCTAGTGCTCACACGCAACGTGAACCGCCAGTACGACGATAGCTTCGCTGTCGAAGGTGCAAAAATCGGTTCAACTCTCCGTATCCGTTTACCTGACCGCGCTTTGGTGACTGACGGTGCCGCCTTGCAAGTGCAAGACGACAACGAACAGTTCACCAC